TGATCTTCTCTTGGCCTGGAGTGCGCAAGGTGCGCTCAATCCGGGTCTGAGCCATTTGAATGAAGTCGTTTACGAGATCATCAGTTGCGTCATTACGGTTGAGCAGGCCTTTAACCTTCGCTCTCACTTGTGCGCGATTCATTGCGTTGTTTCCTAATCTGAGCTATAGCAGCCCCGATTAGTTTGAACTCTTCGGGGGTAAAGTTATCGTTACGGGCTGTGTTGCAGATGGCGCAGCAGGGGACCACATTGGTCTTTAGATGCCCTCGGGAGTTATCAAGGCGGTCTAGACCCCTGGCATCTTCGGTGGTGCCGCAGTAGGCACAGGGCCCTTGGGTCGTATCCTCAATGAAAGCCTCGGTCAGATCGTTAGAAAGGCTGCGCTTTGTGTCCCCTCTTCGGTAGTAGCCAAGCATCGTCTGAGCACGGTGAGCCTCTTTGTACAGCCGGACCTTAATTGCCGCGCATGGCTTACACAGTGAGTAGAGGCCATCGCGGTTTCTTGAATCAGGACTGAAGAACTCCTTCGTTGCTGGTTTGGATTCCCTGCACTTGCTGCAGGTCTTCAAACGGATTTCCCGGTAGTCAGGAAATACTCCATACCTTCAGTCTTCAATTTGGCGACGATGGAACGTGCGGACTCGTTATAAAAGTCGTAACCTTCGGCCAGCCACCGTTCGATGAGGACCACAGGGATAGACGCTACGCGCATCATTTCGCTTTCACGAACCGACGACGAGTCATCACGCTCTGCTTTGAGGCGGTCAAGGAATTCCGTAGGGATTTGCTGGACTCGCTCAATAATGTGACCATCGCTATTTTCAGAGAGGGAGCGGCCGATGTCGTTGTACAGTTGTGTCATAGATATAAAAAGGCCCCGAGGCGCGGAGAGTAAGCACGCCTAAGGGCTGAAAGTGGAGAAGCCCCCGAAGGGGCCTCAGTGCTACAGGGAACCGCTCACTGATTAGGGGAGCAGCGGGTTCGTACCCGTCAGGCCGATGATGGCACCCGAGGCACCGTAGTTCACGTGCTTGAGACCGAACTCACCAACGATCTGCTCACGGTGTCCGTCGCCCGTAACAGCCAGCGGGTTGCGGAACCAGTTACGGAGAACCGTGGTCTTCCAGTTAGCCGGATCGAACAGGAGTGCCGAGTCAGCCTTCATGAAGCGGTTGATCACAACCTTCTGCTCACCGAACGGCGACACGTACAGGTCCACCACGTTCACAATGGCCTTCTCGCCACCGAAGTCACGCATACGGCCAGCAGCAGCCGAGAAGCCCGCAACGATCAGCGAGTCAGCAGGCTTGATCATGAGGAACTTGGCTTCACCACCGTTCTCATAGAGCTTCTGGTTTGCCGAGAGGACATCAGCTTCCACCAGGGCAGCCGGGGTTCCCGTGTGGTCAATGGTGTTCGCTGCGTTGATCAGCTTTGCGCCGTTCACGTCCGTGCCCCACACGTTGCCGAACTTTCGGACAACAGCTTCCGAACCGACAGCAGCGTTCTGAGCAATACCAACGTATGCGTACTCGAGGTCACGCTTGGCTTCTGCCGACTTCTTACCGAGTTGGTATGCCAATTCCTTAGCACGACCATACGTCGAAACCGTGTCAGCCGTGTTCGACACCTTCACAGTCTTCTGGAAGATCTGCGTGGTGTTCGCACGCATTTGGGTAGCAGCCAGCGTGCTATCGACAGCGTCAGCGCCTTCGAGGCTCGCGTTAGCTTGCACCTGTGCGAGTGCGTCTTCCTGCCATTGGTACAGCGTGTTCGAAGCCTTGTCACCCTTAACGAGCGTGGTGAACGGCGTCAGCGTCGGGCTGATATTCGAGATAACATCGCTGATGTCTTCCTTCTTACCAACTTGGTCATACGTCTTAAATGCGGTTGCGCTCATGATATTTGTTTCCTAAATGGAGAGAGAGAGATTAGTCCTGCGCCCAACGTGCCAAGAAGGCTTCCGCTGCGTCATCCGTAGTGCCCGACGCCTTGAGGCGCTTCATCTGGGCATCAGCCTTGTTGACCTTGACATCTCGTCCTGAGGTAGTCTTGGTGGTCTTAAGGACCTTCTTCGGGGTCACAACTTTCTTCTTCGTGACAATGGTCTTAGCCTTGTCGTGAACCATGGCCTTGTGGATCATTTGGATTGCCACAGGGTCAACCATGTTGTTCACAATGTCCTCCGCGAACCCCTGTTCAAGGGCGTACTCGCGAACGGAGTTGTAGACAGACTGATTCCAGCCGGGGATTTTTTCCTTCAGAACCTTGACCGCATCTTTGGCCATGCTCTGTAGGAGTTTCTGACGTTGCTCATTCGCGTTCTTAACGAATTCGTCAGATTCCTGAGAGATGAACTGAAAGTCCTCATAGGCAGCTTGGGCCTCAGCACGGAGGGCAGCGAATTGATCGCCGTCCAACTGCTTACTTGCCACGAGCATGTCGATCTTCGAATACGGTTCCCAACGGGCAGCGGCCTTCTCATAGACGCGTTGCATCTGGGCTGCCAGCTTCTTACCGTTCTCTTCGACTACCTTGCGCTCTGCTGCTACTGCTTGGGACTTCGTTGTCAGTGCTGCTTCCTGACCGTAGAGTCGCTTTAGATCCTTGACGGATACCTCGTGCTCCTTGTCGCCAACCTTGATCTTGACCTTGACGTCATCCGAGGTATCCTTCTTGTCCTCAGGTTCGTCTTCTTCATCTTGATCTTCGTCATCCGACTCGGAGTCCGTTTCTTCAGGGTCCGTTTCGCTATCTTCAGCTTCGTCTTGGTCTTCTTCAGCTTCAGTCTCGACCGTCTCATCATCGGTTTCGACTTCGTCTTCCTCAGGGCTTTCGGATACCTCTTCAGGGTCCTCTTCGCTCCATCGAGACAAGAATGCTTCTGCTGCGTCGCCTTCGGTAAAGTTGAGGGCGGCAGCGGTGTTGCTGTCCACGCCCGATTGGGTGGTGGTTGTCATATTGGTTTACTCTTTAGGGGAAAGTAACTGCGTCTTTTGGTAGACCCAGTCAGTGAGTTCAGCAGTGATGCTCTGTAGCGCTCGGATATGGAAGTAAGCAATCTCTCGCTTCTCTTTGTCTTCCGGGGCACTCATCGTCATCACGTTGAGTTGTTCGTTGTATAGCTCGTTGATGGCAACCGTGAAGGCCTCTGTTTCCAGAAGCACTTCAGCGGCTGTGCCACGTTTGAGCGTGAGTTCTTCGCTCATGTCTTATCAGTTAGGGGAGACAATCGCCTTAGCGGACGCAGGGTCAGCCGCAGCCATTTCCTTAGCCTGTGCCATCTCTTCAACAGCGATAGCAGCCTTAGAGGTGACTTCGTATTCCTTGATGTCCAGTTCGCGGTCCTTGATGGTCTTCTCGAGTTGAAGCTTGAGTTGATCCAGTTGAGCCTGCATCTGTTCGATACTGATGTGACCTGTAACCTTGGTAGACGAGGTTTGAGCAACAGCTTCTTGCACTGCAACCTTGCGTTCCTCGAGTTGCAGTTCCTTCATCTTGATCGGATCAGGCTGAGGTGCCGGGAGGGTCTTAGGATCAGTCAGGAACAGTTGAGCGTCCTTGATGCCGAGCTTCTCGAGCACCTTGGACTGCAGGGCGAACGCGTTCTGCTCGGTGTACATACGGGCCATCTTCGGGTCCTGAGAGAACGCCTGATGGGCCTTCATGTACTTCGTTGCATCTTCAGCTTGCGAGGCGGCGCCGAGGTGGAGTTCCACGGTACAGGTGACTTCCTCGGTCCACTCTTCAACAGAGACAGGGACGAAGTTGCCAGCGACACGGAGAACCTTCTGCTGCTTCTCGTTCTGGATGACCAGTCGGTAGACCTCGAGGTACAGAGGCTTGATGAACTGGTTAGCGAAGTTACGGGCCATGATCTTCTCGCGTTGCTGCGAGAGGGACACGAGACCTTCAACCATGCCTTGCGAGTTCTGCTTCGACAGGGCATCCTTATTGAGACCTTGGGACAGCTTCGAGACACCAGTGACCTCTTCCTTCTCCTCATCGAGAAGCTGAAGCGTCTGGAACACGAAGGGATTTAGCCCAGGCTGCGGAAGCGGAATGAGGCCATCAGGACGTGTGACGTTGACCAGACCACCAATGCGGTTCTCTAGGAGTTCCTTGGGGTTCGTCAGGGCACCCTTCACAACCATCATGCGGGGGTTGTTGGTGATGACCGTGTGGTCGAGGATGCCTCGGGTCAGGACCGTGCGGGCGTTCTGCGTGGGGATCACTCGGGCCGCGTAGTTCGAACCATAGAACGCATGGGGAACCGGGGTAGGACAGAAGTGCAGGAAGGGCTTCTTCTCTACCTGTTCCTTGTCGAGGATCACCGAACCTGCCGAGGTTACCTTCCAGAGCTTCGTGAGGCCCGTACCGTCCATATCGAGGTACAGATAACTCTCGTGAACTAGGACACCCTCGGAAGCCTCTTGCAACTCTGAGTCTTCTTCGTTGAGCAGGGACGCCCCGATGTCTTGGAACCGGGTGATCTTCTCGGGGTCCATGTTCAAGGTATCGTCCGACCCCTCACCGCTAATCTCAGCGATCTTCTTCGGGTCGTAGCCTTCCTTCTTCAGGTCCGACTTGGTCTTACGGGTTCTATGGGAGACGAACTCAGCGTCCTCAATCGAGGAAGCCGTGGAGGTGATCAGGAACTCTTCGGGAGGGATGTTGACGATCTTGACCTGTGAGCGGTCAACCTTGCGGGTGAGCGTACCTTCGCAGAGGCCTGTTTCTTCGTCGTGCTCGATCTCGATACTGACCACATCCGGCTGTTCAGCGAGGAGATCCGCCTGTTCAATAGGGATGTCGTTGAACGTCTCTATGACTTCCTCGTCACAATCTTCCCAGTAGACCTTCACGATTCCCACGCGGGCGATAAGGCCATCGTGGATCAGTTGGGAGAAGATGCTGTACGAGTCGTTCTGCCTGTGGACCACATAGTCCGCATAGGCCGTAGCGATCTTCATCGCATCGACATCGTTAGCCGTCTGCGGATCGAAGGAGACGATGT